GGGATATTATCCAACTCAGTTGAATTTTCTTTACTTACAATTTGTACGCGAATTGTCGGCGCTTAAAGTCTCAAACTTCTTCACCAGCTTTCAGTCTACGAACGGAGATGGCTCTAATTGCAGCATCCAAAATGCTGCTTCATAATTCGACGCAACTCGTCGCCCAGAATCTGGTGTCTAAACAAGATGCTAGTATGGTGGCCAAGTACGTCAAACAATTGGCTGGTAAACATTGGAAGAAGGTAGCTTTTCTTGGTCTAATCGGGGGTGTTGCTGTAGGCACCTACCGGTCTTTAAAGGCCTATGATGAGTTTAAACTACAGAGTCGTACGGGACCGAAAGAAACTGAACTAAAGTCGTTGTATACGAATGCAGAACTTGTAGAAATACAAAGAATGGACAACGAACTTATAGAATCGGCTCTTGACGACTGCGAATACAACAGAGAACCACAGGAGGATCTCGAAGATTTGCTGATGGTAGCAGCACCGGATCAAGTCCACTTTCAAGTCGAGGATACAGAACTCGAACCACAAGGAGAGGATGAGCCAGAGAAAGACTTCAAGAAACGAGAACAAGTTTCATTAAAGAAGAAGGCACGGTTTGAAATGAAACGTGTACAACCTGGCAAACACGGAGCAGCTCTAAGAGCTCTAGTGTCCAAGGCAAAATTGGCATTCCCAATTCCAAAAGACACTGAGATACAGGCACAGGCAATAAACCTGTTTCTATACAAAGAGTGCAGGAAATTAAATTTGAGAGTTTCTGACGCTTCTAAATTGATCCCCAAAGCAACAGCTTTAGCCATGATCCCATCAGAAGAGCAAGTGAATCATGGACAATTGGGTGGCATCTTACCGATGCAAGAGAAGTATATGCGGATGAAGTGGAGGCAAAACAGACATAGTTCAATTACAGAACGTGTCTTTAGTGCCATCTCTTCATTCACTTCTTCCCAATAGGGGTGCCTTGTCAGGACCCGTGGTATAGACACTTCCGTAAAATTTGAGTGTGTACCCGGGATGAAGGTTCTTGACTGGCAGTTTACAAAAGAAGTGAAGGAACGGTCTTTGTTATATGTTCGTGAATGTGGGTACGGTCAGGATTGGGGTGTGCACAACAACTCACTAGCAAACCTGGGTCGTGCTCTGCATGAGAGAGTGTTTCGAGTAAGTGATGGCAAGGGAGGACTCGCTCTCCCCCCTCGTCCAACTTACGCTTTTTCCTCTGTGAGGACTGAATTTCAAACTCGGTGGGAACAATCCCTTCCGCCTTGCCGCATTGTTGATCACGATTCTGTCGTGAAAGGATACAAGGGCCGTAAGGCAAAGCGTTACAGTAACGCTTACGAGTCACTGATGCAGTACCCTGTTACTGAGGCAGATGGAGAATTAACAGCATTCTTGAAGGCAGAGAAGACCAATCTAACGGTGAAGAAAGATCCAGCACCTCGGCTCATACAATTTCCAAACCCTCGCTATTCACTCGACCTCATGACCTATCTGAAGTTTAATGAAAAGAACTTTATGAAGGCGATCGATGATGTGTGGGGAGAACCGACAGTGATGTCAGGTTATAACTGTGTTGATCTAGGAAGAATTATGGCAAACAAGTGGGATGTACTTGATGATCCCGTCGGAATACCACTTGATTTTAGCAGGTTTGATCAACATTGCAGTGTAGAAGCACTAAAGTATGAGTTTGAGTTTTATAAGAAAGCGTTTCCTGGCGACGATCACCTTGACTGGCTACTTTCCATGCAGTTGCGTCCAAAAGGCACTGCTGTAGCGGGTGACGGAGCGATAAGGTATAATAACCCACAAGGTGGTAGAGGTTCCGGACAGATAAACACATCAATGGGTAATAAATTGATTGTCTGTGGACTTATGTGGGAATATTTCCAGGAAATTGGGTTGAGAGGATCATTGGCTAATATGGGAGACGACTGCGTGTTGTTCGTGGAGAGACAAGATACACACAAAGTGAGAGAAACACTCACAGGATGGTGGCTTGCACACGGTTACAACGCAGTAGTTGAGCCAGAATGTAACGAGTTGGAGGAGATCGAGTTTTGTCAGTCAAAACCGGTTAATGTGAATGGACAATGGATAATGGTGAGAACCCCCGAAAAGGCGCTTACTAAAGATTGTCTGTCCCTCCAGCCGTCAGAAACACCTGCGCAGATTGCTGCAACATACATGGCTATATCTACATGTGGCAGGGTTATTAATTCTGGTGTACCAATCAGCTTTGCTTTGCATGAGGCTTTGTTTCGTGCGGCGTCGAGATATACAAAGAGAGTGGACCTTACTGATGAATTTATATTTAAGTCTATCGAGTATGGTAACTTTGAACGTATGCGAGGTTTAACATACGTACGACGCAGAATAAGCAACTCAACACGTCTTTCTTACTTTAAGGCATTTGGAATTACTCCTGATGTACAGATGGCCTTAGAGAATTATTACAATTTGCTGGATATGGATTTTGCCCAGGAAGCTGAATACGTAAAATTTACATCTTTACATTCAGAGCTTCCAGAGATTTTACTGACCAGTACCCTGTGAACCAATAATTGGGAAGGTACTAACAACTAACAACCCGCCAACCTTCAGGCGCTAACACATGCCACCTATACCACACTATTCGACAGTCGATATTAAAGCTTACAGAGCAAGGCAGAACGCAAAGTACGGTAACGTTAAGTATACACCAAGCAAAACTAGCGGTTTAATCGACGCTATTGGAGGCACAGCATCATTACTTGCACCCACACTCGAGGCATCCATCTACAATCCTTATGTCGCAGGCACGATCGCAGCAGTCGCAACAGGGTACGCAGCGTACCAAGTCGGGAAAAGCATCTATCAAGCTGTCTTCTGACCAACGTCAGAAGTTGAAAACATCCGTTGCCAGAGCTTTAAAGAAGAGAGTTGTGACAAAAGATGTGTCTAATAACATGGTTGGCCCTTTCACTGGGGTCGCTGAGATGTCTCAAGCTCCTGTTTCTATTGGAAACACTTTGAGGTCAACAAGACCAACAGCCGTCCAAACAGCAAATTCAGTGCTAGTCACTGGGAGAGACTTTGTTATGGCGGTGGCACCTGTGGGAAACACCTATACAGGGTGGACACTTGCTGCTGGGTTTCCATTATCACCAGCAGCGCTCAACGCTTCATCACTTAGAGGCTACTTTCAGTCTTATGAGCGGTTTCGGTTTCGTCGAGCTGTTGTCCATTATATTACCTCCTCTCCTACCTCTTCGTCGGGTGACATTCTCATATTGCATCATACTAATAGAGGTGGCCCCAAGGTTGATCATAGCAGTTCTAACTTTCTTAGTTATGCAATGTCAACTGATGCGGCAATTTTGGGCCCACAGTGGGTCAACCACTCAATTGAAGTGATTACTACTGGCCCACTTGACTGGTGTGAGACAGATATCTTCAATTCTGAGGATTTACAACACCAGGCAAATGGAGAGGTGCTTGTGTACACCAAGGAAACATATAATGGAGCTGCTGCATCACCTGGGTATATTCTCATTGATTACCAAGTCGAGTTTCATAACCGTATGCTTAACCCACGTGTCCAAACTTTACCTTCAGCTTTATTGAAATATTTCAATGGCAATTTTAACGCTAATGGTGCTCCAGTCATAGGGGACCCAGCTGCATTTGCAGTTACGGGTGTCAACACTTACGCTGGCACGGCAGGTACAGCACCTCCCGGTGCTACTGCTGGAGATATTTACCAGATAGTTCTGGACCTCACTAACCCCACCTTGGTTGGGGCAGCCACTATTGCCAACATGTTCTCAACTATTGGCACAATAGCAGCAACTGCCGCTTATGTGCAACCAACACGCCAACCTTTCCCACTTACAAATGGAGGGACATATTTCGCATGTTGGGACGGTTCAGTCATGGTTCTGTTTGCTAATTACGATGCCTGCTTAGCAGGCGTTCCCTGTGTGTGGACGGCAGCTGGAGCTCAACAGCTCTCCTGCCCATGTATATATTCTCTTGTTGGCTCTCGGGACAATACTTATGCCCAGGCCAACATTGGATAGTAGTACCAGCACCGGATGCACGGTGGGTAAACATGTGCACTATGGTATTTTATTTTATATTTGATAGAGAAAGTGGATCTTAAGTCTCAGACAATGTGCGGAAACTAGCGAACAGCAGAGGATTAGTTGGGTTGTACCATGCTGCCAGTAGTGATGTTCCGGTAAACACTTTGTCCGACCGAAAGCCTTTCTCGTTAGTGAGTATACAAATTTACCTTTTGGGAGCCAGAAACCCATTGCGATGGCAAAACCATGAGCCAAAACTGGATAGTGGAAAACAAAGAGTGATTTATTTTCAGTTATTTTCATTTCTTTTCGTTGGTGGGTTACCGTTTAAAACCACAATGAGCTAGTTCATGGTGTGAGGATAAAACCGAAAGGTGGGGCCCTCACACGCACTAGACACAACACCTATTAAGATCTGAC